GGGAGTATGGTTACAATGCTGAGCATGATATCGTGGTTATTAGTAAGACTGGAGAGATTGGAGAAATTTATGATATCCAGAATCTTAAGATCGCTTTACCTAAAGCAACAAAGAACGTATATAAACGCTCAGATAAAAAAGATGAGCAGTTCTGGGAGGCTGCGGAATATCCGAAAGAATTAAGTAAAATAAAAAGTGTATTCGATTGGGAAAAATATCCTGCTGACTTTAAAGAAAAGTGGTATGATTATATTGACCAAGAATTTAATTATAGAGAAGAAGGCTTTTGGTTTCACAACAACGGTAAACCTACTTATGTTACCGGTACTCATTATATGTATTTGCAGTGGACAAAGATTGACGTAGGTCATCCTGATTTTAGAGAGTCAAACAGATTGTTCTTTATATTTTGGGAAGCTTGTAAAGCGGATAAAAGAAGTTACGGAATGTGCTACTTGAAAAACAGACGTTCTGGGTTTTCATTTATGTCATCTGCAGAAACAACACACCAAGCAACAATGTCTAGCGATGCTCGTTTTGGCATACTGTCTAAATCAGGAGCTGATGCTAAAAAAATGTTTACAGACAAGGTTGTACCTATATCTATTAACTATCCTTTCTTCTTCAAACCCATACAAGATGGTATGGATAGACCAAAAACAGAATTAGCGTATAGAATACCTGCAAGTAAATTAACTAGAAAAAAGCTAGATTCTAACGAACAGCTAGAAGAGCTTGTAGGGTTAGATACTACGATTGACTGGAAGAATACTGGAGACAATAGTTATGATGGTGAGAAGCTAAAACTACTAGTACACGATGAGAGTGGAAAGTGGGAGAAGCCAGACAATATTTTAAATAACTGGCGAGTTACTAAAACCTGTCTGAGGTTAGGTAGTAAAGTGATCGGTAAGTGTATGATGGGATCGACATCAAATGCTTTAGAAAAAGGCGGGGCAAATTTTAAGCAATTATACGAGAACTCGAATGCAGAAAAAAGAAACCGCAACGGACAGACTGGCTCAGGATTATATTCTTTGTTCATACCTATGGAATGGAACTACGAAGGCTACATTGATTCTTACGGCTTACCTGTATTCGATACGCCGAAAAAACCTATTAAAGGAGTTGACGGGGAAATGATAGATATGGGTGTTATAGAACACTGGGAAAATGAAGTTGAAGGATTAAAAGACGATCAAGACGGTTTAAATGAATTTTACCGACAATTTCCAAGAACAGAAAAGCACGCGTTTAGAGACGAAGCAAAAGAGTCTTTGTTTAACTTGACTAAGATATACGAGCAAGTAGACTATAACGAAGATTTAAAAAATTCAGCAGTGGTTACAACAGGTAGCTTTCAGTGGAAAAACGGTATACAAGATACAAGCGTAGAATTTTATCCAAACAAGAACGGAAGGTTTAGAGTAACCTGGGTTCCGCCGTATAACCTGCAAAACCGTGTAATAATAAAAAATGGAGTAAAGTATCCAGGCAATGAACACGTAGGAGCTTTTGGTTGTGATAGTTATGATATATCCGGGACAGTAGATAAGAAAGGTTCTAATGGAGCTTTACACGGATTAACTAAGTTTAGTATGGAGGATGCTCCTGCTAACCATTTCTTTTTAGAATATATATCCAGACCTCAAACAGCTGAGATATTTTTTGAAGACGTTTTAATGGCTTGTGTATTTTACGGCATGCCTATATTAGCGGAAAACAATAAACCAAGGCTGTTGTACCACTTTAAAAGAAGAGGTTATAGAGGCTTTGCTATGAACAGACCTGATAAAACAATACACAAATTATCTGTTACAGAAAAAGAAATTGGAGGTATTCCAAACTCTAGTCAAGATATAAAGCAAGCGCACGCTTCCGCTATCGAAACATATATAGAAGATTTTGTAGGCAGAAAAGAAGAGGGATACGGTGATATGTACTTGCAGCGAACTTTAGAAGACTGGGCTAAGTTTAATATAAACAACAGAACGAAGCACGATGCTTCTATAAGCTCAGGCTTAGCTATAATGGCTTGCAATAAAAACAAGTATACACCAGTAGCGAAAAGAGAACTAAAAGCTATAAGCTTAGGGTTTAAAAAATATGACAATAATGGATTTACATCAAAAATAATATAAATGATAAACACTAACTATAACAGCTCTTTTCCTAGTCAAGTCGTTAGCAACGCAGAAAAAGCAAGTTTAGAATACGGTAATAGTGTAGCTCAAGCTATAGAAGGCGAATGGTTCGGAAGCACAAGGAAAGCAAACAATAGATTTATTTCTAATGTAAATAACTTTCACACTTTAAGGCTTTACGCTAGAGGAGAGCAACCTATTCAGAAGTATAAAGATGAGCTTTCAATTAACGGAGATTTGTCTTACTTGAATTTAGACTGGAAACCTGTTCCTGTTATAGCTAAGTTCGTAGATATTGTCGTAAACGGAATATCAAATAAGAATTACGAGATAAAAGCTTATGCTCAAGATCCTGAGTCTTTAAAAAAGAAAACAGACTACGTAGATAGAATTTTAAGCGATATGCAAACCAAAGATCACCTTTCTAATGTCAAAAACACATTAGGAATAGATCTTTTTAATGTAGAAGATCCAGACGCGCTACCTAGAAACGAAGAAGAACTATCTTTATACATGCAGCTTGAATTTAAGCAAAACGTCGAAATTGCGGAGGAAGAAGTAATAAACAACCTTCTAGATAAAAACAAATACGCTTTAACCAGTAGAAGAGTCAATTACGATTTAGTAACGTTAGGTATCGCTGCTACAAAGACTAGTTTTAATAAAGCGGAGGGTGTTGTCGTAGATTACGTGGATCCTGCTAACATGGTTTACTCTTACACGGAAGATCCAAACTTTGAGGATGTTTATTATGTAGGTGAGGTTAAAGAAGTTAGTTTTTCCGATTTAAGAAAACAATTTCCTGAGTTGACAACAGAAGATCTTAAAGAAATAGAAAAATATCCAGGAAACAAAAATCATAATTACACGAGTAGCAGTAACAAAGGAGATACTGTAACTTTAATGTATTTTGAGTATAAAACATACTTAGATCAAGTATTTAAAATAAAAACAACTCCTCAAGGCTTAGAAAAGGCTATTGAAAAAACAGATGAGTTTAACCCGCCTGAAAACGATACGTTTAATAAAGTTTCTAGAAGTATAGAGGTTATTTACTCAGGAGTTAAAGTACTTGGTACTAATAAACTTATAAAGTGGCAATTAGCGGAAAACATCACTAGACCTTACGCTGACACAACAAAAGCTATAATGAACTATAGTATTTGTGCACCTAGAATGTATAAAGGTAAAATAGAATCTTTAGTTAGCCGTATTACAGGCTTTGCTGATATGATTCAGCTTACTCATTTAAAGCTGCAACAAGTTATGTCTAGAATAGTGCCAGATGGTGTATTCTTAGATATGGATGGTTTAGCTGAAGTTGATTTAGGTAATGGAACAAACTATAACCCAGCCGAAGCACTTAATATGTATTTCCAAACCGGTAGTGTAGTAGGTAGATCGCTTACTCAAGACGGAGAACTTAACAGAGGAAAGGTACCTGTTCAGGAACTTGCTTCATCTTCTGGCCAAGGTAAAATATCTTCTTTGATTAATACGTACCAGTATTACTTACAAATGATTAGAGACGTGACCGGGCTTAACGAAGCAAGAGACGGAAGCACTCCGGATAAAAATGCTTTAGTAGGGTTGCAAAAACTAGCAGCTGCGCAATCCAACGTAGCAACTAGGCACATTTTACAAGCTAGTCTATATTTAACGCTTAGAACTTGCGAAAATATTTCTTTAAGGGTAGCGGATATGTTATCTTATCCTTTAACCAAAGCGTCTTTAGATTCAAGTATATCTATATATAACTCTAGCGTTCTATCTGAAATGGCTACACTTAATCTTCATGATTTTGGCATCTACTTAGAACTTGAGCCGGACGAAGAAGAAAAAGTAAAGCTTGAACAAAATATACAAGCAGCTTTGCAGTCTGGTCAAATATTTTTAGAGGATGCTATAGATATTAGAAACGTAAACAATCTTAAGCTAGCTAATCAGATGCTTAAGTTCAGAAGAATTAAAAAGCAGGAAGACGATCAAGCCGCTCAACAAGCTAACATCCAAGCACAAAGTCAGGCTAACGCCCAAGCTTCTGAAGCTGCAGCTATGGCAGAAGTTCAAAAGCAACAGGCTTTAGCAGAAACAAAAATACAAATAGAGCAAGCAAAGTCTCAGTTCGAAATTCAAAAAATGGAGCAAGAAGCAGAGCTTAAAAGACAGTTAATGGAAATTGAATTCCAGTATAACATACAGTTAGCAAAAGCACATGCGGACTCTAGAAAGAAAACAGAAGAGTTTAAAGAAGACAGAAAAGACGAAAGAACTAAGATCCAAGCTACTCAACAAAGCGAGCTAATCAATCAAAGACAAAATGATTCGCTACCGAAAAACTTTGAATCCTCAGGTTTTGATAACTTAAGCGGATTCGGAATGGAGGGTTTTTCTCCTAAGTAAAAAACTTATTAATTTTTATTATATTATATCATGTCAGAAACAACTAAGCAAGAAGGGGAGTTTTCTTTAAAAGGTAAACTACAACAAAAAGAAGAAACGCCTGAAACAACAGAAGCAAAAGAACCTATTAAAATTAAATTTGAAAGTAAACCAGAGGCTGCAGAAGTTACAAAAGTAGTAATTAAAAAAGAAGAAGAAAATGCCGTTCAAGAGCAAACAACAGATGAAACTGTGCTTCAAGATGAAAACCCCAAAGTGGGATTGCAAGAAGTGGATGAAGGAAACGAAGGACTTAAAGAAATTACCGAAGAAGAAGACGAAAAAGTAATTACTATAGGTGAACAACCGGTAGAAGAGCCAGCGGCGCCAAAAGAGACTATTGAAGTTGCCGATAAAGTTAATTTACCAGAAAACATTGAAAAACTCGTAGAGTTTATGAATGAGACAGGTGGGACTATAGAAGATTACTCTAGGCTAAATGCTGACTACAGCAATGTAAACAGTGACGCCTTGCTTAAAGAATATTACAAACAAACAAAGTCGCATTTAGAATCTGATGAAATTAATTTTTTGTTAGAAGATGCTTTCGACTTTGACGAAGATATTGATGAGGAGCGAGACATCCGCAAAAAGAAACTCGCGAAAAAAGAAGAGATTGCAAAAGCAAAGAAATTTCTAACAGGTTTAAAGGACAAGTATTACTCGGAAATCAAGTTGAGACCCGGGCTTACCAAAGAACAAACAGAAGCTACTGAGTTTTTTAATCGATATAATGAAGGTCAAAAAGCAGCAAACGCGCAACACGACCAGTTTATTGCAGACACTAAAAAAATGTTTTCCCAAGATTTCAAAGGTTTTGATATTAAAGTTGGTGAAAAATCATTCAGGTATGGTGTGCAGAACGCTGAAAAAGTTGCAGAAAACCAATCAAACATTAATAACCTAATTGGGAAGTTCCTAAATGACAAAGGTGACGTAGTGGACACGAAAGGTTACCATAAAGCTATTTACGCCGCTGAAAACGTTGACACTATTGCAAAACATTTTTATGAGCAAGGCAAAGCCGACGCTATTAAAGACGTTACTGCAAAATCTAAAAACATTAATACAGGTATAAGGCAAACTGCCCCTTCTGATATTAACGTTGGAGGAATAAGGGTGAAAGCGATAAGTGGTGTTGATTCTTCAAAACTTAGAATAAAAAAAAGATTTTAACATTAAACAATTACCAAAATGGGATCAATTAACAACGCGTTTGGATCAATCGTACCATCGCA